ACCAGAGATATTCGGGAAGCCGATAGCGAAATATGGTTTGCCGTTATGCTCAAATCGCAACTCCTTACACTCTCTTTTGGCGAGTTCGATGTTTATGCCTCGTCCTCGCAGATAGTCGATAAGGGCAGGAGAAGATAACTCGCCAACCTGTACGCCTTGAAAGCTGCCGTTATGTGCTTTCTGCTCGCCAAAAGAAAAGGTTGCTGGGAGAATGTAGGGAGTTCGCTCCGCTATGCGTTCCAACAGATAGGCTACATTGTCGCTATGATAGAGTTCCGCTGCCAATGCGATGATATTGCCACCCTTGCCGATACCGAAGTCGTACCATTGATTTAACTCGGTGTTTACCTTGAACGAAGCATCTGTTTCGTTCCTCAGCGGTGATTTATACCATAGGCTTTTGCCCTGTTGCTTTACAGGCATATAACCCAAACTTTGCAGATAGTCTGCCAACTTGATTTGTTTTGCGTCTTGAATTGTCATATTACATACGGTTTAAGATTGATGAAAATTTGTTGATTTGATGAATTGTTGATGTAATATGCTTATATACAGACTTGTAACAGTTCAACATATTCTCAACAAACCACTCACCAAAAGAGAAATCTACAATTGGGCGTGTGCTGTATCTCAACTTCTCTTTTGGCTTGTTGAGATTTTGTTGAGAGTGTATATTGTTTATTGTCAGTGTGTTTATACTCATATTCAACAATTCAACAGAAAATGGTAGTGTTACAAGGATTCGAGTTGCCCCCTTGTGATGGTGTAGTAGCGTCCCACTCTCCTTATCGGCTCATAATGGCAACTTTGATTGTAGTTGCCTTGATAGGTAGTGTAGGTAAGCCCATTGGGTGCAGGTGTCAGTTTCCAACACTCTTGCACCACTTTACGCACTTGATGTTTCTCTACCTTTACCTGAGAGTGCATCAACAGCACGACAAGGTCGTTAAGGCAGAATGAAACGCTATCCACATTCATAGTCGCCATAATGTCGAGCAGCAGCTCCGACATCTCTATCTCCAATCGGTTACGGTTACTGCGGATAATCCTCTGCAATGCTTCTGTATGCAGCAGCGATGGACTGAACCACATTCGGCTCTCCCTTTCGGTGGATAACGTTCGATTGGTGAGGAAATGGAGAAATGCGGGTATCTCCGCTTTCAAGCGTTGCAGGAAGTTGGTATCATCGGACAGTAAGCGGTTTATCTTGCGTACCCAATAACGTGTTTCCCCTGCATCGATGATTACGGGCAGATACTCGTTGTTGGAGCATAGCACGAATTTGGCAAAGAACGCAATTTCATCACGGTCTTTGCCTTTGGCTTCCACCTTGTAGGATAGTGTGGTACTCAGATTCTTCAATCGTTCGCTGTCCTCCCTGCGGTTGAGCAGCACCTCATCGACCATAATAAGGAGTTTGCCAGCCCAATCGGAATTGAATTGACTGCGGAAATCCTCGTTGGTGTTGAATGTCACATTGTTCTGAAAGAGGGCTTTCAGAAAATTAAGGAATGTACTCTTGCCTGTATTGCGTTCCTCCGATACCAATAACAGGATTGGCAACTTCTGAACGGGTTGCAGGTAGAGCAGTTGCAGATAGTCCATACCCAACTCGTATTGCTCACCGAAGATATGCTCCACCAATGAACGGATAGAGGGGAAATCACCCTCTTGCGGTTGGTGGTCTATCGGCTCATAGAGGTTAAGGAATTTGCCGATTACAGGGCGATAGCCGATGTGTTCGGGTACGGTACAGAATCCGTCATACTTGGGAACGCTGCCGATGTAGTCCTTGCCATAGTCTTGGCGGAGCGTTTCATTGTTCCAGGGGATACGCTTCTTTACATATCCACCGCTCAGTCTCGGTTGCTCCACAATCTTGTAGAGCGTTGTTCCCACTCGGATAAATTCTTCTTTTGCCATACCACCATCTGATGGCGGTTTATGGCTTGCGATTACTTTGTTAGCTTCCATTTTCAAATGCTTTTAAGTTCAAAAAATGTCAGCTACAAAAATATAAGTGATTGACGGATAAGTTGCTACGCAAATCATAGCAGAATAGTGAATAAAGTACTATGGGGATTGGAATTTGAGGGGCGCTACAAACTCAAGACAATTATAAACGGCAGAAATGCTCTCATTTGGTTTATTTCGAGTACCTTTGTGGTATAATTTGTTTGAATAGTAAACATATGGTAGAATATACAAGTAGTAGATTGTGTTTTAAGGCTGATTTGATTGAGCCTTTGAAAGATAATGATTCATTTATTGTTCATACTCCGAATGGAACATTCAAGTTTACAAAAGCTGATTTCTATCGTGTCTTTTCAAATGTCATTGAAACCAAGAGTTATCAAGAGGGTAGATTGTATAGTTGTAAATATCCGCCTAAACGAGCTATGCAGTTTCTAATATCAGGACAATCCTCAACATATAAGCAATCCGAAAGATATATTTCCACAAAAGATTTGGTAGGGGAAGAAATCCGAATGAAAATTAGGGAAATAGGTACATTATGGCGTAATTCTCCCAACAATCCTCAGATAGATATTGAAGTACTCACAAATTGGAATAGTCTAATAGAGGAATGGATTGCAGATAAAGAAATGCCATTGATTGTTCGTAAAGAAACAAATAAGCGTGGTCAATCATTTGTGCATCCCTGTGGAAGAGAAATTATCGTTTCAGATAATACCGTAGCTATTTGGGCGTATTATAACGTGTTAAAAGGAAGGGTGTTTACCTTATCTCAAATCAAAGAACTGTTGAGCCAAAAAGAGTTACCAGTGGTATTTATGGCAACAAAGGAGACTAAGGCAAAAGCTAAATACACAAAATCTTTAGGTCGTTATGCTTTGTCTGATTGGAAATTGTGTCATATCCAACCTGTGGGATTCAACACTAATACGAGCATTGAAGATTTGGAAATATCCGATATTGAAGACCATTTCAGAAAATATGTAAATCCTAACAATATGTTTGTACTTCCTAAGGAGATAGGTTATTTAGGGGAGATAGATGTATTTATAGAGGAGCAGAAGCGATAAATGATAAATAGCAGGTATTCATTGTGTACCTGCTATTTATCCAATCTATGAGATAGCCTTTGAACAATTGGCAAGCGAAAAGAGATAATAGACTTTCTCTTTTCGTCCGTATATCCTCTTTAACACCTCACCGCGTATCTTCTCCGCATAGTATGAGTGGATGCGAAAAGCAAGGGCTATAATCATATCCATATTGTAGAGGGTAGCCCAATAGGTATATGGCATTACTTCGCAATGTTGTGTATGTTCCGCTATTACTCCGCTTTTGTGTATGGCTCGGATTGCTGCCTTTAGTGTGGGTGCTGCCACATCGAACAGCCCCACAAGTTCAGAAAACGACATCCATACATTACCATCGGGTATGTTCACATGGCACGATTCGCTGATTGTTATAATTGCTCGTTCCATACCTAATACATATTAAACAGCAAATCTTCCGCTAACTCTATTCTCAAACATAGATATATCGTGTTCGAGTTTGGTATTGGTAACCTTTGCGTAAATCTGAGTTGTGGTAATGTTCGTATGTCCGAGTATCTTGCTTACACTCTCTATCGGCATTCCATAGTTCAAGGCTAACACTGCGAATGTGTGCCTACTCAGGTGGAATGAAGTTCGCTTCTCGATACCGCACATTTTGGCTACCTCTTTTATGCGTTTGTTTATAGTGTCGTGGCTACCGATGTTGAAAAGATTGTTGCTTATTCTGTATGGCTCGTATCGCTTGATAATCTGCATAGGAATATCCATCAACTTTATTTGGAACGGTACGCCTGTCTTTTGTCGCTTTGATACAATCCAAGGCGAACCACCCAACATTGTTATATTATCCGTTGCCAAATTCTTAATGTCAATGAATGATATTCCCGTCCAACAACCGAACACGAATAAATCTCTTGCCAACTCCAAATCGGGATTGTTCAATTCAACCGTTGTAAAGGCTTGCAATTCATCTTCGGTTAGAAAACCTCTCTCCTTATGGTCGGGGTCAACCTTATATTGGGCAAATGGGTTGCGTGCAATCTTACCATTATAGTGAGCAGTGGTTACAATGTGCTTCAATGGTATGGAGTATATCCACACTGATGACTGAGCTAATCCAACCTCGTTTCTCAGATACAAGCAATAATCACGAATAAAATCCTCTGTTAGTTCATTCATCGCAATATCAGTACGCTTGTAGTGTACCTTAATAAACTCTGCAAGATATTTCCTTACGGTGAGATACTTTTGATATGTACTCAGAGAACGATCCTTGCCAACACGCTTGGCAAAGGCTTCATTCTCCTTGTCGAATGCTCGGAGCAAGGTTTCATACTCCGTTCCGATACCCTGATAGGCATTGCGTACCATTTCGGCAGTTACGAACGCTTCTCTATCCGAAATGCGCTGGTAGTGCTTGATGATTTGAGCCTTGATATTATCCAAAGCCAAATTGATGTCTCTCGATTCTTTGCTTTTGCCTTTAGCTCGGTTGCCTTTTACATCCCATAGGTCTTTATGGATACTCTGCTTACAACTGAATTGAGCCACAGAACCGTTGATTGTCACTCGTCCCATAATGGGAACAATACCGTTTTTCTCTTTGCTTCCGTTCACATAGAACAGCACCTTGAATGTACTTCGCATAATCTAATCTTTTTTTTGGTTACAAAATTAGTTATCAGCGAGTTATACATTGATATGCAAACTAACGCAGAACGATGAAACGTGACGACACAAAGAAAAACTTTACTTAGTTATCGGGTAATGATTAGGCAACCGTTCTATTTCATTACCTTGCGTTTCTTTGCTAAATTGCCATCGTTACTATTTCTGAGTTTTTCTGTTTAATGCGTTATGGCTCAGTTCAAAACGCAGAATTTCACCTTTTTTGCTCCGAGAACCGTAATTTTATAAAAAAAACGCTGAGACGCAGAGGCGCAGAGAAGTTTTCCATTCAATAGAGAATATCCTGAGTACGCAGAGATTTGGCCGACAAGTCAGCCAATGGAGCACCTCAGAAAGCCCGTAGAGCGTTTTACTCTCCAAGTCTCTATCAAACTCAAAAAAGAGACCTCTGCGCCTCAGCGCCTCTGCGTTTGAAATAAAAAGAATCGCTGAATAATTACAATTAAAAAATTAAAAGTTAAAAATTAAAAATTAAAAGTGAAGAATGAAGAATCTTCTTGTCACTCGTGGCTCTTTGGCAGACAGAACAGGGGCAGGAACAAACAGAGTCCTACCAATGACATGATGAGTCCGCCCACCGTTCCGGCTGCCAAGGGGAACCAGAATGCCTCTTTGCCTGTGCCTACCATGAAGGGAATGAAACCTAAGATGGTAGAAAGGATTGTCAACAGGATGGGGACAATCTTCACATTCCACGCTTTCAGGTAGGCACGGACAGGAGAGAGGGCAGGACGGGCCTTGCGGATGTCGGCATATTCATCCAACAGGTAGATGCCGGCATTCACCGTGATGCCACAAAGCAGGATGAAAGCGGCAAAACCGCCTTGGTCGAAGTTCAGTTCAAAGAGCCAGAAGGTGAGGAACAAACCAATATAAGAGATAGGAATAAGAAACAGAATCGCAAACGGGCGACGGAGCGAATTGAACAGGATGCTTGTCACCACAAAGATGACTGCCGCCACCAACAGCAGGAGCAGGTACTGGCTGTTGTCCTCGTTGCTCCAGCGGCCGCCTCCCATCTCTGAGCGGGCTTTGTATCCGGGTGGAAGCGACTCATTGAATGTCTCCAGCACCCTGTCCAGCATCTTGGTACCCATCTGGTAGGCCCCGATGTATTCATACTGCAGGCACAGGGTATATTCCTGATTGTTCTTCACCACTTCGGGAGCCTGCTGGTAGATACCAATGTCGGCCAACGAATGGAGTTTGAACTCCTTTCCGCCCGAGCGGAACGGTTGCTGTTGCAACTGCCAATTGTCGTACTCACCGGCTCGGGACGAGGTGAGCCGCACATTCTCGTAGCTTCCATCGGCGGCACGTACCGTGCCGCATGAAAGGTTGCGGGCAAAGATGTTGCGCATCGAAGCATACAGCTCCATCGGTGTCAGGTCGGACTCGGCCAACCGCCCTTCGCGCAGATTGAAATGCAGTTCGCGATAATCATCCTTGTACCAACTGAACGAAGAGTTGATGATGACCTCCTTCACCCGCCGGTGAGTCAGCAACGAGTCGCGCAACGCTTCGGCATACTGGTACAGTTCATCATAGTTGTACCCTGTCAGCCGCACGCGGTACGAACCTGCCGACTCACGCACACTGTTGTTGAACCCCTGGTCCTCCAGTCCGTAGATGCTCCAGCTGCCACCACCCAACTCCAGTGCCCGTGCCGTCAGGTCGGCTTTCAGCTGATAGGGGAAACTGCCATGCTGGTGCTCCTTGGGGAAATAGATGTCGATGGATGCCTGATAGGGGCTGGATATGCGGGTGTGGAATTGGGAGATAGATGTTTCTGTTGACGAGTTGACAAGTTGATGAGTTGACCAGGAATCAGTGCCAGATGGCCTTGTCAACTTGTCAACTTGTATCTTGTCAACTTCAGCAGTGCCGGATGGCCTTGTCAACTTGTCAACTTGTATCTTGTCAACTTCAGCAGTGCCGGATGGCCTTGTCAACTTGTCAACTTGTATCTTGTCAACTTCAGCAGTGCCGGATGGCCTTGTCAACTTGTCAACTTGTATCTTGTCAACT